AGGTCTTGGCGCAGATGAAATCCGGCGAATCGTTGCTCGCCGCCGTCCAGGAAGCGGAGCACCTGCGTCGAATACCGTCTCACCCGGTCCGACGGATACTGCGCGACCGCGCCGGTCTTCAGCGTTGGGAAATTCGCCATCTACGCCTCCCGCACCACGTCGTTAAGCACGCTCGATTGGAGCATCGCCTGCCGGACAGCCATCGCTATATCACTGCTGTGATCCAGAAAGGATTGACTGTCCATCGCCTGCACCTGCACCGTGATCTGAGTCGGCGCACTCGCTTGCCCTCCAGTCGGAGCTGCTCTCGGAAGTCCCCCTTGCGGATTGTCCACCGCGAACGCCTGCCCTCCGTTTTCAGTCACTCCCCCGTTCGCTTGGATCGAAGGTGGCAGCTCGAATTTCGTCAATGGGGCGGGTGTAGAACTAGAGGTCGAGCTATCCCCGCTTCCCCCGAATAGGCTCGCGAGTCCGGAAATCAGCGGGCTCAGGCCCAGTCCTGCACCGAACACATCCAGCAGCGTGCTGCCAATCGATCGACCTGACGAAGCCCCGCCCGCCGAACCTCCGCTCGATGTCCTCTGGGAGCTCGCGTGAATCGATGTAGTCGCCGCCTGGCTTTCCGTCTGTAGCTGCTGTAGCTGATCCGCCAGTTGCGCGATCTGTTCGTTCAGCCCCAACGTTCCCGAATCACTTGCCATTCATACCCTCCGCCCGTCGTTCTCGTTCCAGGGCCAGAAACGCGTCTGCCTCGCGCGCCGTCAGGTCCTTACACCCCCAGGTCTTCCATGCAAAATATCGTTCCAGCAGCTCGACACTCTCTGCTGTCATCAGCGACTTGGGACACTCCTCCGTCGACGCCGGCCCGCGCGCCCACACGATTCGCTTCGCGCTGCGCTGTTCAACCGGCAGAAATCCGCACCGTCTGCGCGCTTCCAGACCCTGCTTTCGGCACGCGTCGCACTCCCACCGGGAACCGTCACCGCGCAGGAAGTGGAATGCGACAATCAGTTTTTTCGCTGGTCTTCGCTCAATCCGCACTCGCGTTTGATTCGCGCAAGCATTTCCCTAGCTAGGTCTAGGGGTCCCTTCTCGATCAGCGCGGCGGGTGTCGCCGCCTCGCCGTCGATCTCAAGTCCTTGGATCTCTTCCAAGCCCCACTCGAGATACACGCGGTCGATCTCCGCCGCCAGCACCGCCGCCTCGAGTTTCTCTCGCGGATCCTGCCCCGCCTCCAGGAATTCCACTTTCCTGCCAATCTCTCGAATTCGCCGCGCCAACTCGATTCGTCTCGCCACCGAGATCCGCGCCACCCGGAAACGCACTCCTGCGCAAGTCTCAGCGTCGAACCACGCCGAGCTCTCAACCGAATGCGATATACAGTTCATCATCCACCGTCCCCTGCGCTCGGTCGTTTTGAAACGCCCACTGCAGCCGTGTCTCGCTGTCGTCGAATTCCGGCACCTCCGGAACCATCGCAGGCATGTACGCCCCGAACAGTTGGCCCGGTTGTTCTCCCAGCTGCAACATCACTCCGATTGGCGACCTTTGCCGCGCTGCCTGATACAGCGCCTTCGTCTGCGCGTCGTCTTGCTCGAACATCTTGAAATTCAGCCGCACTGTGCGCTCCCCCGCGGTAATGCACCTCGCGAAATCGCTGCCGAACTCGTGCAACCGCTGCGCGATACCGTTGGTCATCGTAAGTTGCGCCGTCGTCAACGTGAAGAACTGGCTTTCGGGCGCGCCCATCCATACCTGTCCCAGATGCCCCGGCACAACCGTATAATCGAAATCTGCCGGAGACGGTTCCGCGGGATAACTTCCCAGTCCGGCCTCTCCGCCCACGAAGCTCGCACTATCTAGCAAGTCCTGCGAAGGCCCGGAAAACTCGAATTCTTGAAAGTCTCCGTTCACCGTAACCTTCATCCCGTCCATCGCCGCGCCGTTCAGGATCCGTTGCACCACCGTGCTCGGATCCCAGTAGTCGTAAATCGTCGTGCTCCCTAGGTCGGTCGCGAGTTGGAACGTTGCCGTCGCTCCGATCGCCGATCCCGCTATTGGCGTAACTGTAAACGCCGCGTTGATGAACACCGTCGTGGTGTCTTGTAGTGCGGTCACGAAACGAATGTCGCCGCCGGAAGTGATGCCTTGCCCTGGATTAAGCCCGTGCGCTGCCGCGAATTGGATCTTCGTCTGCCCAGTGACCACCGCCACTGTTCCCCCCGCGAAGATCAGTGGTGATGCCCCCATCACTGCCTGAAACAACGGCCCGTGGGTGGGCGGCAAGGTCTGATCCGTCCATTGAGTCATAAACGTGTTCAGTTGGAAACTCGTGCGCCTGCGGATCCGGTTTGGCAGTCCGGGAAACGTTCGGCTTCCGGTCTTATCCCGGCGGCTCGTCTGCTCCGGGACCTGCCGTGCCGTCAGCTTCACAATCGGGATCCGGTTCGCGCCCGTGATCCCGGCTGCCTGGCCGTAGTTCGATTCCAGCGCCACGTATACTCTGTTGTTGTTCGATGATATGTAGCAACTCATATTTGCGTTTATTTGCGTTCATTCGCGGCTTACAATGACACGTCAACCTCAAATTCAACTTTCGCGATCTGCAGGAAATTTCTCCCGCCATGTCGCACCGGATCGATACTCACCTCATATCCGCCCGTGAAAAATGCCCCTTCTCCCCAACTGCCCCGATTCGCGTCCAGCACCTGCGTAACAGCTTCTGCGTACAGCCGGAGTTGCTCCTCGACCCCCTCAATCCGGTCCTGCGAAACCCGCACCTCGGCTACGGCTCTCACCTTGCCCGAAAACGTTCGGAACTTCTCCGTCAACAGGTTGCGAACCCGATCCGCGTACACATACACCGCCGGATACTTCACCACCTGCGCTCGCTCGCTCAGCTCCACGGAAACGTTCTGGTTCGTTACATGGGCCGGCGGAATCGGGGCCAGCTCCACCCCCGTCTCTTGCGCGATGCTCGCCACCGCCGGACCCAGCCCCGTGTCAGTCGCGGTCAGAAACTCCACCATCTTGCGCGTCGCGACGCTTCCTGTAATGGCCATCGTTCAGCCCCGCCGCAGCATCCAGCCGCCGCTGATATATGTGTCGGCGGCCTGCCCGTCTCCCGGCGCCGCACCCGCCGCCAGTCCCGTGCTCGGCAGCGTGAAACTCTGTCCCACCGGAACCGGTGTCGAATTTTGTAATGCCAGCGCATCCGGCGTCAGCCCAAGATAGACGTTGAAACCCGTCGCAACAGCGGCCGCGGCAGGTGTGCTTGTCATCTGCACTACCGGAAGACTTCCAGCCGGCGCACCGTAAGCCGTTATCACACTTGGCTCTCCTTCTTGACCTGATGCTCCTACCCACGACGCCCGAGCATAATAAGTGGTCTCGGGAATCAAACCTGCCACGGCACTGAACACAGGCGTCTGCGCTTGCGGAATTGGAATCAGCGCCAGGCCCACGCCGAAGTGAAAGGTGTGCTCACGCGCGTTTCGAGCCAGCTCCCGGTACTCCAGAAACTTTGGCTGATACCGGTCGTTGAGCTGATTATTGAACGCATCCCGGTATACGATCTCGAGCGTGTGTACCGCATGCCATCGCTTCAGCTGCCGCGTAACCACCACGTCCGATACGCCGATCAGTCTGCGCCGGGCCGCGGGCGTCCCAATCTGCAAAGGCGAAAACACCTGCAAATTCGTACCCGCATGATCCAGAAGAAAATCCAGCACTTCTTCCGCGATCTCTTCAGTCGCCAAATCCAGCTTCACTCCCAGGTCGATCGCCTCTACGTTCGCTAGCCCAAGAATTGCCGACTCATACACCCGCAGATCCTCGGTATTGTTCGGACTACCGTCTGTCAGCAACATTCAGTCGCGCCTCTTTCCATTTCGCCTCCGCGTCCGCCCGGAATTGCGCTGTATCCTCCGGATTCGCCAGGTCTGCCTTCCCGTCCGCAATCAGGCGTGCCGCCGCCGCTCGCGGCAACTCCGTCATCACACCGGCGCGGCCTCCATCCGGCGTGGCACGGCTCGTCACCACCGCGAACACCGCCTCGATCAGAGCCTCGATCTTGCGGATCTTTTCGTAATACGCGAGCAAATCCATATGTCCTTTTTAGTCAGTTTCAAAACAAGGGGGACTGCTCCGGTTTCGATGAACCAGCCTGGAACTGTTGATACCAGGCCCCGAAACCGGCTTGCTGTCCCCTTTTTTCTCTTAACTATTCACCTGCACCCCGAAGCTGTTCCTCAGCACTCCTGTGCCATACAGCACATCCACCGTGAACTGCTGCGCCAACGTGTTCGGCTGGTAACTCATCGTGACTCGCATCCCGAAATTGCCCAGCTCCGCGTACTCCGCGATCGCCCCCGTCCCCGGCAGCGGCCTCGGCAGCCGCCGCACAACCAGTCCGATCGCATCCCGCGCGAACGCCAGGTTGTGCGTGGTCACCGGACTCGTCCCGGTCTTCGTCACGAACTGCGATCGAAAGATGTAGAAGTCCTTCATCTTCCCCACCGCGCCATCCACCAGCGCTCGCAAACCTGCCTCACCCGCCGTGTTGAATTCGCTGAACCGCGGAATTTGCCGCAGCGTCGAATACGTTCCTGGGTCCACCACCAGAAACTTGTTGGCGTTCGGAGGAACCTTGGCCGCGAACAACGCTGTTTCTGCCGAATCCACTACTGCTTCGGTAATCGCTGTCCCGCCTGTGCCCACCGCCGTGTTCGCGGTGAGGCTCGCGTACAGGCCCATCAGATCCGTCTCGATCTTCTCTGCCAGCGCCACCACAGCCGGCTGCATGTACAGCTTCAGTAGATCCGGAACCGCCAGAATCTTCGTCACATCCGGAATCAGGAAGGTCGCCTCCGCGTGCGTGTTCAGCACGATCTGCGCATTGTCCAGACTCGGATTCTGCGTGGATACCGTGCCGCCTTCCGTCAAGTTATGCGCCGTCAATGTCGGCGGAATCGGGACGTTGATCGTGTCCCCCGCTTGCGCCAGTGCCGGTTCGTAATCGCGATTGACAAGGTTTCCCAA